ACCGAGCGCGCCGCCAGCCTGGGCTGCGCCCTGCTGACCCAACAGATTGGCGACGTTCGCACCCGTCGTCTGAGCCTGCGATGCTTGACCCGCCGCCGATGCCTGGCCGCCACGGTAGAGCTGCTCGGTCACACCCAGACCGGTGCCGGCAAACCCGCCGAGGCGGCTGTACTGCTGCTCGATGGCCTGCTGGAGCATCTGCGGCCGGAACTGAGCCAGCGCCGCCTGGATATTGCCGCCCCGCAGGCCGCCGGTGGCCGATGCGCGCTGCAGCATGGCCTCCTCACCCTGCTGGATCTGGGCCTGGAGGAACGGGTTCTGCTCGATCTGTGCGATGGCCGCCTGCTGCGCCTCGGGGCCGCGCAAGCCCGCCAGGGCCTGCTGCTGCTCAAAGGCCTGCGCTCCGGCCTCTTGGAAGGGCTGGAAGCCTCCAATGGCGCTGGTGCCCGCCTGCACGTAGGGCGCCAGCAGTTCCCGGATCTGGTCAAACTGCCGACGCTGCTCCTCAATGCCCATCTCGGCTGCGCGTTCCTGAGCGCCCGCCGCCTTGCCAGCGGCGCGAGATTGCATGGCGCCGCCAAGGAGGTTCGACCCCGCGACGGCGAGCATTCCACTTACGGGATCAGGCATCGCTGCCTCCTTGCTTGGGGCCGAACTCGGCCAGGTATGAATCGAGGTTCTCGCCGTAAATGCCGAGCACTTTGTGAGCCACTGAGGTGGCCGCTGCTGGCCCGTGGATCAGTTGCACTGCCATCAGCACCAACTCGTAGTAGCCGGCGCGCCAGGTGAATGAGCGAGCGTCTGCGCTGCCTTCGCGCTCCACGCGGTCGCTGGCCTGCCACTTCAGCACCATCGTGCTCAGGACGGGCAGCAGAGACGCCGCGTGCCGCATGAAGAACGGGTTCTGCGGCATGGCTACCAGCGTGTTCCAGATCGTCGCATCCAGCGCCTGCCGCTCGACCTGATCGCCGTCAGCGTAGTCGTCAAAGGTCTGGATGGCCTGCCATAGCATCAGCAGCCACTCTGCCGCCTCGGTGGGCAGCATGAGCGTCTCGAAGTGCTTGCGCAGGGTGTAGGTCACAGCGGCGTCCTTGTGGGCCGCCGGGAGCCATGAACTCGGCGCGGTCATTCTATGCCTTCCCGAGCATGGGTCAATCTTCCTCTTCCTCGCGCTCTTCCCAGGCTTGGCAGGCGCGCAGGTCGTGGCAGACAAATTCGAGCTTCTCACAATAGCCCCGGAAGCCGGCGCCGACGTCCCAGTCGTTGAAGGGGATGCGCTCCATCTTGATCTGCGCGTCCTCGCTGTTGTCGTAGTACTCGCAGTTCGAGCACCGCCTGCGCCGCGCCTCGGCCTCGTTCACATGCATGGCCTTGCCCAGCGCCACCCAATAGACCTTGTTCGCGCCGCGCTCGTTGCTGGGCTTCTCAGGCCCGAGCATCCAGTCGCGGATGGCGATGCGCGTGTTCTCGCGGTTCTCGCTGGTGGTGATGAACGGCTCTTCGTCGGGAATGCCGCCGAAGATCATCATCTTGGGTGTCTTGGCGTAGTCCATTAGTGCCTCACCTTTGAAAGTGTTAAGATTGTGCCGCAGCTTACCCGACGGGGGACAGGCGACTCATCACCGCTTGCTGCATCCTTCGATGGCTTCCCACGCTGATGAGGTGCGGCATGATCACTCAAGCTAGGCTCCACGAGCTTCTTTCCTACGATCCAGAGACTGGTGTCCTTCGTTGGAAAATTTCCAAAGGGAAGGCCCTTGCTGGACAAGTTGCCGGTAATCCAACGCGAGGCTACCTTCAACTTATGGTTGATGGTCACGCAACTTTCGCTCATAGATTTGTTTGGCTCTACGTTCATGGCAAATGGCTGGACGGAAACATTGATCACATTGACGGCAACAGATCGAACAACAGAATTCACAACTTGCGCGACGTTTCGCAGTCCGTCAATGTGCAAAACGAACGAAAGCCGAGGGCAAATAACAGGTGCGGATTCCTTGGCGTCAAAGCGAATCGAGGTCGCTGGAAGGCCGAAATAAGCATCAATGGGAAAACCAAATTCCTTGGGAGATTTGATACCCCCGAAGAAGCTCATGCTGTTTACGTTGAAGCAAAGCGCAGATTGCATCCAGGATTCATGCTGTGATGGCTACGTAATTTCTCTGCCGCTGACGCGCAACGTCAACGCCGTGGCGTTGCTTGCGATGGTTGAAATGAAGCTGCCGCTCTCCAGCGCCTGGCCGACGAGTTCCTGGCACAGGTACGTCTCACCAGGCACCACGGTACGGTCGTCGATGACGAGGTTGGCATTGCCGGCCGAGCCGCCCGAGGTGACGAGGTTTACCGAGAACGTGCGGTTCACGGTGTCGGTGTTCGTCACCGTGGCCTTGTCGATGATGGCCCTGGCGTTGGTGGCGGTGTACTGCGTGGTCTGCGTGGCCTCCATCTGCTTGGGAGGAACGAGTACTTTGACAGTGACAGACATTATTGGAACCCCTGGATGTTGTTGGAGACGGTGAGGATGACGCTCGGGATACCTGGATGCGGCGCACTTGCCGCAGTCGCCTCTAGTCGCACGCCTAAGTTGCCGACCGAGTAGATCAGTTCAACGTAGTCACCGGCCTTCAGCTTGAAAAACAGATTCAGCGCAACGAACACCTCCGCATTGTTGCCTTGGATGCGAACCTGCGACGCCGAATTCGTGACGTCCACGCCGTTGAGCCTGAACCACAGGTAGAACTCATGTGCCGTGGCCACGGTGCTGTCAAGTTGAATTGACGTCTGGAAGTTGTAAATTCCATCGGTGTCCACGTACACACGCGACGTCGGACTGCCGAGGTACACGCCACTGGACAGGTCCGTCGTGTTGAACGTGATCTCGGTGGCCGTGTTGATTGTGGTGGCCGTCTGCGTCGTCGTGTCGTAGAACGAGCCGTACCGGCTGCGCTTGAACTCGCGCTCAGGCGGTGCGGTGGCCAGCAATTCGACCAGCGATGACAACTGCGAGATGGCGTCGAGCGCCTGCTGCGCCTTGTTGTCGGCTTGATAGGCGGTGTCCTGCGCCAGTTGCGCCACGGCGTCCAGCGCCTCGACTGCCTTCTGATCGGCATTGCCAGCCGTGACAGCCAGATCGTTGAGCGTAGTCGGCTCCAACTGCTGGACGTCTGCAAACAACCGCTCGAACTGCCTGATCTGCTCATGATCCTGCAGGAACGAGGCGAGTTGGTCCCGCGTGAGGTTCAGACGCGACGAGGTGGCCATCAGTACGCCGTCGGCTCCAGCCGCGCCTCTAGGCGAATGAACGACAGGTGCGCGTCAGAGTCGCCCCGGAACCGCTGCATGCGGAAGTTGCGCATCGCGCCCTGCCGGAACCACACCAAGCGCTTGCGCGTGTTTCCCGTCGCGCCCGCTGAGATGAATTTGTCCTGGCTCCAGGCTTGCCCGTCCAGGCTGTACGAGGTGCTGATCTGCGGATAGCCGATGAGCACATCGTAGGGGTAGACGACTTGGTAGATTTGGCCGATGAAATCCAAGATCAGACTCGGCGTCACAATGTCCAGAATGTCTGCTGGACCCATGATTGGCTGCACGCGGCCCGTGAGCGAGACGAGTTCGAGCTCGTGGAACAGCACGCCCTTGGACTCGTTGTAGACGATGGCCGTGCCGAACTCCCAGCGCACCCTCTGGCCCCAGTGAGAGCCGATGGTGGTGTCAAGGTATCCCACGGCGCTGGACTGCGGGTCGCCCACCAGCCAGCGGTTGTAGGCCCAGACCAGATTGCGCGCACGGTACTGCGCGAAGCCCGCCGTTGTGCTGGTCAGCGTGAACCAGACGTATTGCTTGACGGCCTCGCTGGCCGATGCGTCGAAGACCAGCGTGCGGTCGGGCAGATGCACGTACAAGTGTTGGTGCGCCTTGTCGTTGCGGGCCTCTAGTTTGACCTCGGCCAGTTGCGCCTCGGTGTAGGTGGCCAGGATGCGGTCCACCTCATCGGTGCTGATCTTCGTGGCCGTGGCGTTGGCGCCGAGGTAGATGCCGGGCTCCTCGTTGCGGCCGCCGCCAACGAATGCGATCTGCTCCTGGAACACGCAGGCCGCGAAGGTGCCGATGGCGCCCTTCTGAACCTGCGCGCCGTCGATGCGCTGGAACGGGAATAGGTCGCCACCCACGTTGTCGAACACCTCGATGGTGTGCGTGTTGATCGCATAGACCTCGTTGCGCAGCTTGACCAACGCCACCACAGGGTCTGGGTCGGCCTCGCTGGAGCCGTACTTCAGCGGGTTGACGGCAAAGGGGTTCGACAGTTCGGTGACCACCAGGAACTCGCCATCCGTGGTCATCCAGTAGCCATCGACCCAGCACATATCGACCACCGTGCCGAGGTCGGGGTCCACGTTCTGCGCCAGCACGCTTGTGGCCGGATTCCAGAACCAGAGATTCCCAGCGGACGCGATGCCCAGCAGATCGAAGCTGTAGTCCAGCGTCACCAAGCGGCCATCGTTGCCAACGTCGCCCAGCACCGTGACGGTGCCCGTGCTGCTGACCGTGACGAGCTTGCTGCCCATCACGCGGTAGACGATGCCGTTCCAGTAGATCCCGCCCCGGTCGATGCCCGGCCCAGTGCCGTTGCCCACGATGCCGTCACCAGGCCGCAGGAACGAGTCGCTGATGCCCGACGGCACCGGCGTCGGAACCATGTTCACCGGGTACGAGGTCCGGATGTCCGGGCCGTTGTCGGTGTAGATGCCCGAGAGTAGAGGTATGGACGGCATGTCAGCAGTTCCAGGCCTTCAGCGCCAGCGCCTTGCGGGTCGGCTTGCCCTTCTCGTCCTTCATCGGCCCAGGCATGCCACCCATGCGAGCGCAGAACGACTTGCGGCGCGCCGCGTCCTTCTCGTTCTTGGGGTTGGGTGCCGGCGGCTTGAGATTCATGCCCTGCGCCTTGGCAGACGCCCGCCCCTTGGCGTTCAGGCCGCCCTTGGGGTTCTGGCCCTCCTTGCGGGTCCAGGCGGGGCTCTTAGCCATGATCAGGCCCATCCCCGCACCGGAGACTGCGGGAAAATCTGATGCGCCACCAGCTCTGGTGCCTCAGCGGTGTGCCTGACGTTGGCGTGCCAGCCCTCCAGCGGAGCCATCTCGTCCACCGCGTCCCCGCTGCCGTCCGGGGCAGGCAGCATCTTGCCCGTGGGCTTCCAGATCACACCGATGACATCAACAGCGGCGTACTTGGGCACCTTGATGGTCTCCACGATGTCGTCCTGCACGTTGGTCTGCTCGTCAAACAGAACGCTGTCAGCCTCGGCTTGGTCAGCAAATCGGAGCATGAAATCTTGGTACATGGTCATCCTTTCCACAGTTCAGGCATCCCCGGCCCGGTACATAAAACCGCCAGCCGCAGGACTCGCAAAGCTCTCCAGAGGTCTGCTTCAGATCAGCCACTTCAGCGGTCAACTCGTCGTAAAACTGCTGTCTGACCCAATCCCCGCCTGCCATCAGCAGATGAGGAGGAGTTTCTGCAACCAGTTGGTCGAATGGGTCGAAGGGGTCGTAGGTCATGGCTAGCTCGTTATGCTGACCAACTCGGCATTGCTCAGGCGGCGGGGGTAGTAGGTGATGCGGCGAATATGTGTGCAACTAAATTGAACAGCAGGGCCTGCTGTACCAAGCTGACTTCCAATAAACATTGTTGTCATGCCGCTTGTTGGAGAAGCGATTGCATCTGTGAATACCGTACCAGCATCTCGGCACATTGATTTACTTATGCCATCAAACGATAATGCTGTTCTTACAATAGAATTTTGCGCGGGAACCCCTGTTGGGCTTGGCCCAAAACTAGCAACCCCACCAATAGCAGTAACCGCTGCCGATATGCCACCAGTTGCTTGGTACTTTTGTATACTGTTTGCCGTACTTCCATCACAAATGTTAATGTACCGTCTTGCTGATACTGGATCAAGCGGCTGTTGAATCCGCTCCACAAACAACGTACCAGCGGTCTGGTTATACCAAGGGGAAAGCACGTTTACCCGAGCATCGTCGGCGCTGCGGGTCAGGGCTGTGGTGGTGGTGGGGATGTAGCTGGTGGGGAAGGCTCCCGCTTCTAGTTGAGCGCCCCAAGCCCAATAGGCCGAGTTATTAACGCGGGTTGTTGACCCATTGGCAGACGCGCTTGTAAACAACAGCAATGAGGTTGTATCACCAGCGGCCAAAGTAGTTGTTACAGTGACTCTATACCACCCGTTGTTTATTAAAGTGATTGTCCCGCTTGTTGCGGTTCCAGACCCTAAATTTGTTTGATTTCCAAGTACACCGTTTTGAATGTCAAACCAGACATTCCCGCCGTTAGTTCCTGCGCTGTTACTTAGTCTTACGCGTATCCACTGAACAACTGCGCTGCGTTTAACAAAGAATGAGCCAGTTACTGTCGCGCCAGCAGACACAGTTGCGGATGCAGATCTAGTAATAGCTGCCGTTCCGGCAGTGCCTTCTGTCAATAAGTCAGCAGTGGTCGTTCCGGCTGGTGCGGTGGTGTTATCAACAGTAACAGTTACGTCTGTTTTTACCCAAGAGGCATCGCTGAAATCTTCACTGTACGTCAGCAGATTCGTCCTCGCCTCCTCAATCAGCAGCCCCTGAGCCGCCAACGTGGAGGGGTCGTAGTCGAAGCGGGGCATCGTGCTGCCGATGCGCCATGACGTAATCGTTCCTGAGCCGCCCGTGGATGTGATGTCGCACACCAGCACCTGGGTCGAGGCGTTGTAGCTCGTCACCGTGCCGACCATGTTGTTGGCGCTGTTGGCCTGATCGCTAATCAGTACCGTGTCGCCTGCGGTCCAGTAACGGTTCACGCCCGCAGTGGCCGTCAGCGTGAAGCTCTTGCTGCCCGTACCGATGGTGTTGCTGGTGACGCTGAAGTCCACGCCTTGCAAGATACCAGCAGAGTTAAACCAAGTAGCCCCGCTGGAGCGACTGAACGTGATGATGTCGGAGAAGTTTTTCGTGACGAGTGCCATGATGTCTCCTCCTTAGGTTGTGATAGTGATGCCATCGGCCTGAGACAGCCGACGCGGGTAATAGGTCAGACGGCGGAACCATGCATTGCCAGTAACGTCTGTCGTATTTGCCGCAAACCTTAAAACAGAAAGGCCGCTAGGTATCAAAGCTGTTGTGTCAATTGTTCCAGCAGAACCACCAGAGAAACTTTGAACGTCATCCAACTTGACAGCAAACGCTATTTTGTAAGTGCTATTAGCTGCGTAAGTTGTTAGTGGTGTAGTGTTATTGCCTGATGTTGACCCTGACACAAGCGTAGAATTACTCATTGCGTTTGTTGACGTCGCCCCAAATGAAATTCTGTTGCTTTCTGTATTGTCATCTATTCGCAAGACCGCTTGACCCGCAATAGATTTCATCCCAACAGGAGTAAACTCAAGGTAGAGCGTAGATTCCGTAGCGTTAAACCAAGGACTCAACGTATTCACGCTGGCAACGTCAGCAGAGCGCGGCAGTGCCGTTGTCGTTGTGGGGATCACCGATGTGGCAAAGGCTCCAAGCTCAAGTTGAGCGCCCCATACAAGCGTTTGCGAGTCTGTTGTTTGTGAAGATGGATTACCGGGGTAAATGAGCCCAGTGATATTGGTTGGCGCAGTCAATGCAACAATAATAATGCATCTATACCAACCATTGCCGACAGCTTGGATAGTTGGTGCTGAAGGAGCCGTAGCAGTTCCAGTTACTGTGGCTGCGCTTGCCGTACCAACCCCGCTGAGAGTAAAATCGGCGCGAACATTGTTTGCAACCGTTACTTCTCCTCCAAGCAACAACCGAACCGTTGTGTCAGTTGAAACAGCTTTACAAAAACAACTAAACGCATAGGTTGCCGCGGTAGTGTTTGTGGTTCTATAAAAAACGCCATTAAATGTTGAGGGTGCATTAACTGCCAGCAACGCGGCGGTGGTAGTTCCG